CCTGCGGTTCAGCAATCATCTACTTTCGCAACAAGAACTACAGCTACTAATCCTACATTTGACTTTGCTGGATTTACAGAATCATTAACCGCTAATGATATTTTCTACTGGGATGGAATAGAAGGTGTAAATGGATTCTATAGGTATACTGGGGTATTCCCTGATACAGGAAGCTTTAGAAATATAGAGGATTTACCGAGAAGTTATGTGCTATTTGATAGCTTAGATATTTATTGGGGAATTTTAGCATTTGAACAACATCCAAGTTTCTGGGTGTTTAGAGAGAATAACAATGCAGGGGAAAGCGATCCTCGATGGTATAGAGAAGAATTAATAGCTGATGTATTCGCTATAGATGACTCTACAACATCATTCTCTGACTACAATATAATACCGTATAATTAATATGTCGATAATTTTAAATAGAGCTCCTGCCACAGGGGCAATACAGGGGACTTTAGGTCCTCAGACTTTAAGAGGAGCTTACGCACCGACTGCTAATGCTCCACAACCTATCGGCCCAGGAACAAGAGGGATAGTTCAACTAAAAACTCACGTTCAAGGAGAACCAGGGACTGCGACTGATCAAGCCGCAAATGGATTCTATCTTCCTGTTTATATTGATCAACCCGGTATTCAAGCTGAAGTTTTTACAACGCACAATGCATGGAGAGTTGCTCCTACATTTGCTGCTGGAAGATTAACTTTAGAAGATGGAACGTTTATAACAGATAACATAATTGCTTATGATGTAGCTGCGAGTGATCACATTGCTTACACTACGGATAGAACTAATGTTTATAGATTTGTAGCTCAGCCTACATCAACTGTATTTGCTCCAACCAGATTAGGAACTGCTGACAGTCCTAATGATGCTGCTAGAACAATAGATTTTAAAGATTCAAATTTGATACTAGCAGATTATGTTAAAACTGATTCTGGAGGAAGAGGAGAGTATATTTGGGATAAGTATGTGGACAACCAGAGATACTGGGGAGGAGTTGTTGAATTAAACAATGTAAGCATACAAAGAAACTTGAGTTGGACTGACAGATCTAGTTCAGCTCCATCACATCCATTAGATCCTGGGACTTCTCCTGGGTCTGGGGATCCTCAAGTTGATAATGCCCTTATATATCCGTCAGGAGCTGTTTACGGAGGAACTTTATTGCATGATCCAAACGGAGGTAATGTTCCTGCTGTAAATTGCAGGATTCTGGCTAACTCTGTGTTGCCTATAATTGATGGATTAATTTATTCTAATACATTGGTTGAATATCAAGTTCAAGAATATGCTAGTTCTAATATTCCGCCAGAGACAGGATTACCAAGCTCATTTGCGGTAAACCATGCTCCAACTTATGAAATGATTTTTACTAATTTAAGTTTTAATCAATTCGGAAAACTGGAAAACATAACATTTAAAGGCAACACATTACCTTATTTTGCTCCTGGAAATAGATGGTATAACACTAGATTCGGAATATCTGGATCTAATGCATACGGTCCACTTGGAGGTGTTTATTTTGGAGAAGGTGGTGATACGGGTAACGGAGCTCACTTCTTAAAAACAAGAGCTGTTTTAGGACCAGGTTCTAACCAATCAGCTGGATTTGTAGAGGACGGAAGCAACAATATGATACCTGTGATCGGAGGAGCTCCATCTACATTTGGTAGAGATGTACAAGCATATTCAGGAAATAACGCAAGACACGATGTTAATGGAAATTACAGCGTGTTTACTTTGCCAAACTTGATTGATGCTGTTGGACCCTTTTATGCTGATTCTACTTTAGGAGGATCGGGAGTTAGAGATAGATCTGTTGCCGTAGGCCCAGCTGCTCCAGCGCCAAATGACAGTGGAGTTATAATGGTTGAAAGAAACCACGCTGCTTTATTTGTTTCTCCATTAGCTGGAAACACACCTGGAGGCCCCAACCACAGGAACGATAGGAATAGAGCTATAAGATTTAGCACACCAAGACCTGGAGTTACAGATACATTTAGAAGGCCTGAAGATGCTACTGGGTTAAACCCATGGTTCTCTCATAGTGGGACAAACCCTAATGCCGCAGATGTTAATGCTAACGCAAATAACGGTACTAGATATGATTGGTCTGTAGGCGCAGATGAGATTACTCCTTTTAGAGATAATTTCCCTTACTTCTCTGCTTTATGGAGAGTAGCTGCATTCAAGCCTAGATTTATAAATCAAGAAGGAGCTCCTATTGATGGAAATGTTAGATTGCATTTTGGAAATGTAAACGATCCTACGCAGACACCATATCAAAATCCATCGCTACCTAGTGATGAAACTGGTACTGTTGTTTCTTTATTTAGACCAAATATAGATCCATTTTCATTCTCTTACAATGCTGTGGATGATGAGTCGGAAAGAACAGATAATCCTACTATAAACATAAATAGAGATTATGTTTTTCCAACCAACAATTCAGCAATAACAGTTACTAATGCTGGAGGAGACAATGTGACTTATAGCCTAGTTAGACCTGATGGTAGTTCACCGACGAACATTCCTGCCAATGGAGGAGTTCCTCATTTACTGGTTGAATTAAATTACACAGCATTCTTTGATCATGCTGTTCCTAATTACCATCCTAATCTTCCTAAAAACGTATGGGAGGCTTATGGGTTTAAATCAGGTCCAACTGGAACAGTTTCAGATACAAGTCAAAGTAATATAATCTATCATGTTAAATCATATGATTATGACACTGACTTTACATACAACTTACCTATTCAGGAAGTTGAGGTTCCTTACATTACTTCTAGTGGGAGGGATGACACTTATGTAGATGTTTATCCTGGTTCTGAAATAGTTTCTGCAACAGAAGCTAACCTTACAGAGATAACAACTGGTGATGATCTGTTAGATTTCTTAAGAGGTAATGATAGCGTTTCTGCTCAAACAGCTAGAACACCAGGAGGCACTGGAACTAGCAGCGATACTAGAACATGGTATAGAGCTTTAAGAAGCTTATGGTACAATTATTGGAGTACAACTCACACAAACAATAACGCTTTTGGAATTATTGGTCAAGCTGTATTTGATGGATCTGATAGAGACTTTAGATTACAGTTTACTGACAATGTAGAGATTCAAAATGGAAACTTCACTTATGGAGATGTAGGCACTATTGCTGGGAATTCGTCAAACTTGTTAGGGATAGGAATTCAAAACAGTCAAATAACTGTTGATCCAAATAGTTATGTTAATACATTTATATTTGATGCGCAAGTTAGAGTTCCCGCTAATTTGATGATTAGTGGTGGAAATTGGCAATTTGCTCACAACCCAACTAGAGGTCTTTTAGATGGATTATCGTTAGAAACATTTTCTGATGGAACTATAACTGGGCCAATTAATATAGAGGGTAGAACTGACACTGGAGTTGCTTCAGTAACTAACTGTACTCTTACAGTATCTGAATTTAACGCACGAGTTGAGGATTTAAACAATGTTGTTTTAAATATATCAGAAGGAGATGCTCCTCAAACACCAACAGGTGTGTTTCAGATTGCAGCTTCTGGCTCAACAGTAAGTGAAGTTAGAGATTGTACATTTAGAGGTAGAAACCTCAACAGTGTGTTTAACTTTGGAAGAGGTAGCGGATCACAGGCTGGTCAGGTGATGTTTAGAGGTGTTAATAGATTTGAAACTTGTACCGCTAATATTGCTACATTAGAATCAACTGAATGGACGCTTCCTAGAGCTGACGAAGCTACAAGATTTGTTATAGGTCCTGATTGTAACATAACTACTAACGCAATTAGAATTGAAGATTTAGTTATAGACACTCCGGGAACAACAACTATAAATCTTGATCCAGGAAGAGGAAGTATAATCACAATGGATAACATTGAATTCTCTGAGAATCCTACAACAGAAGGAGCTCCTCAGATTATCTTGATGAATGCCAGAACTAATCCTTCTGACAACCCATTAATATTTGCTCCTATTCAGCCAGGATTAAGAGCTCATGTTCAATTATTGCCAGCTGACGGATGGACTAATGCAGAAGACACTGTTCTTATTGCGGATAAGCCAGCCAACGCAATTACTTGGGCATTTGATGCTGAAGCTGGCGCTAATGGAGTTAGACCTTTGTTAGGTGTAAGTGGAACTGAAGGAGGAAGTAATGTGGATCCAAGCGGACCATCTGCTTTCAATATTCAAGCTCCTACTGGAGGCGCCAGTGGTAGAGTTATACTTATGACTGTATCACCTAGACATCAGCCAGACTTAAGGGTTTATCCAATAGAAGGGGGTAATCATGTTACTGCCCTTTATGATGGATTTGAACCTGATCCTAGCTTTGCAAATGCTCCTACTGCTGCAGATGCTACAGCTGCTGGATATACAATATCTTCTATATTGTATCAAGACCCAGCTATAGTTGCATTAGCAGAAAGGGATATTGATGTTAGAACTGAAGGTTTTGGTAATGATCCAGCTTTACAAGCTGCTCTTATGGAGTCTCAAATAAGAAGTCAATTAGCTATTGCTACGGATATAAAAGATGTTCCCGCTCATGTTAGAGCTGTGGTTGATGCTTATGAACCTCAAGATATAAGAGTTAATGAGTACATTGACAATAGAAACGCAATAATATTTGGAACAAACCTTTACGCTACAACAAGTGACAACTTTACTATTGGACCTTCTAGAGGAGGCGCTGCTCAACAGTACGCAATATCACCTAGAAGTAGAAGAGAAGTTGGAGGGTATTATTCATCTTATGGAGTTACATTAAGTCCTGACTATACCAGTGAAGCCACAACTACAGCAATACCAATTCCTGGAAACTCAGATGGAGACATAGGAGTTCCCGCATTAGATGCTACTGGTGGTGTTATACAAGCAGGAGCGCTTGGAACAAGTAGACTGTTAGAATTTACTGTGTTTATTGATTTTCCAACTGCACAAGATGTTCCTGGAGAAGCTCCATTTACTTCTTTATTAGGGTTTGAAACGGGAACAGCTGCTCAATCAGCTTACCTAACTACTGGATCTGACAATATAGTTTACGTGAATTTAGACAATGTAGCTACTGAATTGGAAGGAGAAGGGCCAAGCATATTTAATGTAGGCATTTATCATGTTAGATTTAATGGGCCTGAAGACAATACTAGCGCTGCGATTAGAAGAACTAACTTCTTAAACTTTATGCAAGGACAGAGTGTTCCTAGATATTTAGGAAATAACGCTCTCCAAAGTAATGCAGGTCCAAGAAGAAATGTTCAAAGGATATCTAATCCAGGAGGTCAAAACACAACGATAACAGTATCTGGTTCGTTCTTGCCTGAAACAGCTGTTGATTACAACAGAATTGTTTCTTCATTGAATGACACTGATATCAGTACTTTCGCTAGAAGAATTGAAAGCATGGCTCAGGACAATCTGCTTGGTATTAGGCCAGCAACTCATGATCCAGAAAATTAATAATTATGAATACAATACAATTACTTCAGCTAGTTGCTTCGGTTATAGTTCCGGTTCTAGTTGTTGCGATCAGTATTCTTTGGAATTCAAATAACCGTGTTTCGGAAAAGGCGCTCGAATTAGAGCGTCTTCTCCGTGAGCGGGATGAGGAAAACAAAGAAGCTATCGCACAATTAAGAAATGATTTAACCACAGCGATTGGTGAATCTAAATTAGCTGTTTCGGAAACTAAAAGTCATATTTATAACTGTGCTAATTACAAACCTAGAATAAGTAATGCGTAAATTAGTAATTGAAAGCGGAGAAATAAAAGTAGCTTCAGATGTTGAAGGTATCGAATTAGTACATGTAGACAAAATAAATGAGAATTTAAACAGATTCTTATCGGATTTCGAACAATATCTAGATATCAAACATCGCAGGACAATTACCATATTGGTAACTTATCACGATTTAGGAGGAACTCAGGAATTCAGTTATGTAGTTTCAGAGGGTCCTAATGAGAATGGATACACTATTAATTTAGAGAGAGGTTCTAGATATTCTGTAGCTGTAACAGACGACAGAAATTCTGATGAATGGAAGGTGGATGATTACAGACTTGATCCTGCACCAGCTCACTGGGACTTAGGGTATAGAACTGGTTATGGGCCTATTCAACATGGACACCCTGCGCCACACAGATTCGATTTCGTAAAAGATGATACACAATTCTCATTAAATATTATATTAGTATGACAGTAGAAGAATTAGAAATTAAATTAGCTGTAATAGAAGAGAAGCTAGACAGAGCATTGCAATTGCTAGCATTAGAATTACAAGGAAATGAAGAATAAAAAGAAGTTTGGACAGACTACTGTTGGAAGAATCTTAAAGGGAGCTGTTGGGTTAATCAATCCAACACTTGGAAAGATTGTTGAAGGCGGAACTACCGTAGAGGAAGTTATCGCTGAAATCAAAGAATCTCAAGTTCCCGTTGAAGATAAGATTAGAGCTCAAGAAATGATTCTTGAAGCTTACGAAGCAGAAGTGGCCGACAGAGCTTCAGCACGAAGTAGAGAAATTGCTGCTTTGAATGCTGGATCAAATGATATTCTTTTCAAGACCGTAGGATGGGGAATTACATTATCGTTTATACTTATAGTATTATACGCCATTGGGATTGTTCCACCACTAGAGGATATTGACAAGGATTATTTAATGTTTGCTTCTGGGGCTGTTACTGCAGCGTTCACACAAGTTATAGGATACTACTTTGGTTCTTCTATGGGGTCGAAGCATAAAGATCAAATGATTCATGGTAAAAGCTAACCCTGAAGTTAACATCGAGGATTTAGATCCAAAGATGAAAGACTTTCTCGTTAAGCTGGAGGGAACTCTAGGACGGGAACTTGTTATTACATCGGGGTACCGTTCCCCAGACCATCCAGTCGAAGCAAAGAAATCTAAACCAGGAGAGCATACTGAAGGACTAGCTGTAGATGTTGCAGCAGTAGGAGGAACTCCTGTATTTGAGATTGTAGAAGCTGCTATCGATTTAGGATGTAAAAGAATCGGCATTAGCCGTAAATCAAATTTTATTCACTTAGGACTTAGCCCTAATAGGGTTACGTCAATATGGACTTATTAAAATGAAGTTAATTAGAAAGATTAGCATTGGGCCAGATTATAAGAATGGTTCAATGCATTACGCCGTAGGACAAGAAGTTTACGGAGGACACAAGATTTTAAACATATTAGATAATAAAGATGCATACGATATTTTCATCGAGAAGAATGCTGAAGTTCTTCCCTGGAAAACCATTAACAAAAATATGGCTGTCGTAGTTGAATACGACCTAGAATACTAATGAGAGCATTCAATTCATTTATAATAGAGACGGACAGTCGATATAATAATGAAGTGGATGTTGAAGGAACTACTCTAATTGTTAATACAGAAATTACAGAGCGTGATTACCATTTTGTTAATCGTGTGGGTCGCATTATTGCATCTCCGTATTCGGGAATTAGAAAAGGAGAGGAAGTAATCGTCCACCACAATGTTTTTAGACGCTGGATAGACCAGCATGGGAACGAAAGAAATTCTGGATCCTACATTGGAGAGGATAAATATTCAGTTTATCCTGACCAAGTATTCGCCGTAAAGCGAGATGGAGTTTGGCTAGGGGCTTTTGATAATAACTTCGTAAAGCCTTTGCCATCAGAAAACGAATGGGGCGTTTCTAGCGAGGAAGAATTAATTGGTGTTGTCTATATACCATCAATGGATAATACTTCGTTAGAAGGCTTTAAAATAGGCTTCACGCCTGATTCAGAGTACGAGTTTAATATAGACGGAATTAAATTGTATCGAATTAAATCAAAAGACCTCGTATGGACTACAAAAAAGAAAGAAAACGAATCATTGACTCCAGCAAGTTAGCATTAACTCAGCTGGACAAATTGATACGTCAGAATATTGACCTGGAGGAATTAGACCCAGAGAAAGCTAAAGCAGCTGCTCAAGGAAAGATAGAAGCTATCCAGGGATCTCTTGAGATACTCAAAGTGGTTCAAGAGATAGAGGAGATGGACAAGGAGGTTGATAAGACTAAAGAAAAGAAACAATTCTTAGGAGTTGAACAATTTGTGAAATGAGTTACGAACAATCTCTGTATAGCATTCACCGAGATCATCTCGAGGACGGAGACGTTAAGAAACTCAACAGAAAAAAGAAGTTTCAATACGGCTTCAATGAGGAGCTGGATTGTGTCATTATAAGTAAAGATGGAACACTTGGGGACATTTACGAAGTGCAAGGATTGCGAATCGGACTTCCGCAAAGGCCTAGTGAAGTGCAAGGCGATGAATTGCCCGAATCTGAACAGGTTTTTAAGCAGACGCCAAAACCCGAAACACTCAAAAAGCTAAAGAGCAAATATGATTTTTACGAATTACCTGAAGACGTTAAGGAGCAATATGTCGATTACATTGGTCGCGAGTTTGACCGTCGTGATGCTGGGTATTGGTTCATGTGCAATGGCGCAGCAACCTATCTTACCGGGACTCACTACATGTATCTCAATTGGACAAAGATCGACGTTGGGGCACCAGACTTTCGTCAGGCCAACCGTATATTTTTCTATTTCTGGGAGGCGTGTAAAGCGGATAAAAGATCTTACGGCATGTGCTACCTCAAGAATCGACGGTCTGGATTTTCATTCATGGCAAGCGCAGAGACGGTACATCAAGCTACAATCTCAAAGGATGCTCGCTTCGGAATACTATCGAAGACAGGAGCTGATGCCAAGAAGATGTTCACAGACAAGGTTGTACCAATATCCCTCAATTACCCTTTCTTCTTCAAGCCGGTACAGGACGGGATGGAAAGACCTAAGACGGAGCTCGCTTATAAAGTACCGAGTAAAAAACTTACCCGAAACTCACTTAAGAAGTTGGAGGAAGAGTTTATTGAAGAAGGACTGGACACAACAATCGACTGGAAGAATACAGGAGACAACTCCTATGACGGTGAGAAACTAAGATTATTGGTTCACGATGAATCTGGTAAGTGGGAGAAACCTGACAATATTCTTAACAACTGGCGTGTAACAAAGACTTGTTTACGACTAGGTTCCAAGATTGTTGGAAAGTGTATGATGGGTTCAACATCAAACGCATTAGATAAAGGAGGAGATAACTTTAAAAAACTTTACTATGATTCAGACCTCACAACTACCAAGCGAAATAAGAACGGACAAACTCCTTCAGGTTTATACAGCTTGTTTATCCCTATGGAGTGGGGATATGAAGGATTCATCGATAAGTTCGGATATCCTGTATTTGATACACCTGACAGACCTGTCGAAGGAATTGATGGAGAGCTCATTGATCACGGAGTTATCGAGCACTGGGAAAACGAAGTCCTTGGACTTAAGCATGATAGCGACGGACTTAATGAATACTACAGGCAATTCCCAAGAACTGAAAAACATGCTTTCCGAGATGAGGCTGTAAACAGCTTATTCAATCTCACAAAGATATACGAGCAGATTGATCACAATGAATACATGGCCATGAGTGGTTATGTAACTACAGGGTCATTCTCTTGGAAGAATGGAGTTATAGATACTGAAGTAATATGGACTCCTCATAAGGATGGAAGGTTTAAAATAAGCTGGTTGCCTGATGGCAATCTAAGAAATAATGTAGTAACAAAGAATGGAATCAAACATCCAGGTAATGACGGGCTCGGAGCGTTCGGATGTGATAGCTACGATATCTCAGGAACTGTGGACGGTGGCGGATCCAAAGGAGCGCTACACGGGGTCACAACGTTTAATTTCGTTCCAGAGTGTCCTAGCAACCACGTTTTTCTCGAGTATATTGCGAGACCTCAGACTGCAGAGATTTTCTTTGAGGACGTACTTATGGCGTGTATATTTTACGGCATGCCTATACTTTGTGAGAACAACAAGCCACGTCTCTTGTATCACTTTAAGAGAAGAGGATACAGACAGTTTAGTATTAATCGTCCCGACAAGACTTGGCAACAGTTATCTAAAACTGAAAAAGAACTGGGTGGAATTCCCAACAGCTCTGAGGATATTAGACAAGCACACGCCGCGGCTATAGAGTCATATATAAATGACCATGTTGGTATTATAAATGATGAAGGAGACCACGGAAAGATGTACTTCCAGAGAACACTGGAAGACTGGGCGCGATTTGATATTACAAAACGTACCGCTCATGATGCATCCATTAGTAGTGGATTGGCATTCATGGCTGTGCAGAAACACAAATACAAAGCATACGAGCGCAAAGAGCGCAAAATCAAACTAGACCTTAGACCACACAAGCTCAAAGAGAGTGCGAGGTTTACAGGTGGAATATTTAAAAACTATTACTAATGGCAGGAAGTGCAGCTGGATCAATCGTCCAATTTCCGTCACAAGCAGTCTCCGACAAGGAGAAGATGTCCTGGGAGTATGGCTCCAAGGTAGCAGCTTCAATTGAAGGAGAATGGTGGAGACGGGACTCGGGTCAAGGGAGGTTCCAACAGACTCGAGACGAATATCACAGACTACGACTGTATGCCCGAGGCGAACAATCAATACGAAAGTACAAGGATGAATTCTCTATTAATGGAGATTTATCATACTTAAACTTAGATTGGAAGCCTGTACCAATTATCCCTAAGTTTGTGGATATTGTGGTTAACGGGATGCAGGATAGGCTGTTCAAGATTAAGGCATTCGCCCAAGACCCTACCGCTACAGAACAAAGAACAAAGTTCGTTGAAGCGATAGAGAGAGACATGAATACCCAACAACTTCTTGGAAACATCGAGTCAACTCTTGGAGTAAATGCGAGGAACGTTGAAAAAGAAGATCTTCCTACTGATAGTGAGGAGTTAGGTTTATACATGCAGCTCAATTACAAACAAGGAATTGAGATAGCTCAAGAGCAGGCAATTGATAATGTGTTGTTAAGAAACAAATATCATGAGCTTAAAAGAAGAATTGATTACGATCAAGTAATTCTTGGGATAGCTTGCGCTAAGCATGGATTCAATAATACAGATGGAATTACATTAGAATATGTAGACCCGTCTGACTTGATATATTCCTACACAGAAGATCCAAACTTTGAGGATGTTTACTACTTTGGAGAGGTTCGGAGATTGCGCGTTAATCAAATGAAAAAACAGTTTCCAACTCTAACAGATGCGGAAATTGAAGAGATTACAGAAAAGTCTTCTTCTGTTGTTGATTACAATGCGAACAGGTATGAGCGCTACGATTCTTACGACAAGAACACAGTAACGTTAATGTATTTCAATTGGAAAACCTGGGAGAATAATGTATATAAAGTCAAAGAAACAGCAAGCGGAGCTAAGAAAGCAATCAAGAAAGACGACTCATTTAATCCACCCAAAGACGCTAGGTCACGATTCGAAAAGGTTGCCACGGCGAGGGAAGTGATTTACGAAGGAGTATGGATTCTTGGAATGAATAAATTACTTAAATGGGAGAAAGCTCAGAACATGGTTCGACCCTTATCAAATACGAATAAGGTTCTAATGAACTACATTGTATCTGCTCCCAGAATGTATAAAGGAAGACTAGAGTCTTTAGTATCTAGGATGACTCCTTTTGCTGATTTAATTCAGCTTACACATTTAAAGCTACAACAAACACTTCAACGCTTAACTCCTGCTGGTGTATATCTTGACGCTGATGGGTTGGCGGAGATTGACCTGGGGAACGGGACATCATACAATCCACAGGAAGCGTTGAACATGTATTTCCAAACAGGTTCTATTATCGGACGTTCTTTAACGCAAGATGGAGATCCTAATCAAGGAAAGATTCCTATACAGGAACTGCCAGGTGGTGGTGGTGGACAGGTTGAAATCCTTATTGGAGCATACAACCAATACATCCAAAACATTAGAGATATTACAGGATTGAATGAAGCTAGAGATGGAGCTGACCCTGATCCTTATTCTCTAGTTGGAGTTCAAAAGCTAGCAGCTGCAAATTCAAATACAGCTACTCGTCACATCATGCATGCAGGAATGTCTATCTTCTTGAGGCTAGCAGAAGCGGTATCTTTAAGATTTAAAGATGCTCTAATGTTCCATCCGGCAAAAGAAGCGTTTATCGGATCAATAGGTAGATTTTCTGTGGGCTCATTAAAGGAGCTTAATAATTTACATATACATGATTTTGGTATATTTTTGGAAGTAGAACCGGACGAGGAAGAGAAGCAATTGCTTGAGGCAAATATACAAGCTGCGCTAGCTAAGGATTCAATATTCCTTGAGGATGCAATTGATATTAGGGAGATTAAGAACATTAAGCTAGCTAATCAATTACTCAAGTATAGACGAATTCGTAAGCAACAGCAGGATCAAGAAGCTGCACAAGCTGCAAGCGCTGCTCAAGCAGAGGCTCAGGCTCAATCACAGGCCACTATAGAGCAGGCAAAAGCTCAGGCTAACCAACTTATAACTCAGCAAAATATCGAGCTAGAAACAGCTAAGAATGGCTTAGACATTCAGAAGCTTGGAGCAGATAAAGAGGCTAAGAAGGAGTTGATGCAATATGAGTTTGATTTGAATGTCAAGCTTAAGCAGATGGAGCTACAAGCTCAGAGAGATATGGCAAACCTCAACACTAAGAA